AATAGTGAAAATGTGTCCAACGAAGCCGAAAACCCCGCATTGAATAAGGGTGATGTTAGTGGCAGTCAATTCTGTCCTAATTGCGGTAAAGAACACGATAGCGATGAATGGAATGGATATTGTTCAAAAATATGTTGGTGGGGATTTCCTGTTGATTGCCACTAACGTTTTGCAGCTAATAAATCTTAAATAAACAACTATGAAACAAATTATTATAATAATTATAACATTATTAACATTAAATTCTTGTGATACACCAGGAACTACAACAATGAGATTAACAGGCACTGAAGCAAATTTACCTGAAGAATTAAAAGGATTAAAAATATATAATATTGCTACAGGTAGTGGTAATTATGTTAAAGTAGCAATACTAGATAATAAAGTTAATTCTACAACTTATAAAATTGGTAAACATGCGAAATCAACAATTATATTAAATACTAAAATAGAACAAGCGTATAAAGTTAGACGTTTAATATCTGAATCAGATAGTATACTTGTATTTTTAAAATAATCAATAAACAAACAATAAATATGAAAAGTAAATTTAAACAATTAGAATGCTTAATTGCATGGGCACAATTTTATTCAAATCATAAAAACTTAGCTATGCCTACTAATCGAGATGAGATAAAATTTAACAAATTACAAAAAGAAATTGAAAAACTTAAAACACAATTAATAGATTAATTATGGCAATTATTATTGAAAAGATAGACATTGATAGAACAGTGTTTAAGAAAACTTCTGAAGAAAAGAAGAAACTTAAAGAATTAAAAAGACTTTATAAACTAAGAATTAAGTAATGACACTAGAACGACATATTGAACTAATAACTACAAAGAATATTACATTACTTAACCCAACAATGGAAGAAATGATTTATTGGAGTCAAAGCAATATATTTGTATTTATTAATCTCAAATGTATTGTTAAAAGTGATAAAATAGATCAAAAGTATAAATTAAGTAAATACAACATTAAATTTAAGTAACTCTAAAGGTTACAACATACACTAGGTGCATCATTACAAATATGAAAAGAGCTTGTATATAGATTTGATAGTTTATAATAGTGAATCTAATAGTAATAATTAAATAGATACTAGTAATAGTGAAGCTAATTAAAATTGCAAGATTTAATGTGTTGCTTAAAACTCGCAGCTATTATAAATAAAAACCATAAATTTAATAATATGAAAGAAATATTACAAGAAATATTCTATAGGTATATGATGATTATGTGCGCTTTACATTTATTTTCATTTGGTATAATAATAATGCCTTTTGTAACATATAGCGAAGGACATCCTTATTACGCAATACTTTGTGCAATAATTATATACCCATCAAGTTTTATATTATTAGAAATATTTAAAAAAGAATAATATGTCAGTAAAATGTTTATGTATAAACAATAAATTAAGACCTAAAGAAATACTTCCTCAAAATTGGATTAATGAAGGTACAGAATATACAATAAACTATGTATATTACCATGTTAATCAAGGAATACAAGGAGTTACTTTAGATGAAGTACAAACTAAATCAGAAATATATTCAAGTTATAGATTAGATAGATTTGCCTTCACTAAAGAAGGTATTGAACAACTAATTGAATTAATGCAAGATTGTACTGAATTAGGTAAATTAGATATTCAAGAATTAATTGAAGAAAATAATTTAGAATTAATTGAATAAAACATTAAAAACAATATAATTAAACATGGGGTAATTAACCATGACTTTAATAGTGCTGACCCTAAGGAATTATACAATTGGCCAAATTTGAGTGATTACTGGGAGGAAATTTATAAATATAGATGATTTGAAAGAAATAACTATATGAAGATAAAAGTACAGAACATAAATCTTATGAAAATTGATTATGTAAAGCAGATTATATTGTTTTTATAAAATACTCAGTGTACCCAGAGTTTAAATGGGTGCTATTGGTCTCTGAAGAAAAGGGAACACGGTTAGCTGCAAGTTAAGCTATGACTGATGGAAAGACATCAAACAGTTCAAGTGGTGGAAATGGAAGACATACCGAGGTGTCGGCGAGTAGGACTGGTAATGCAGTTTAAACCAATTAGGCCAAGAGGCTACTCATTTGAAGGTTCGATTCCTTCCTTGAACACTAATTAAACAAATAAGTTCTGTGAATGGTACAGAATAATTTAGATCCTCATTACAGAGTTAATGTGTATAAGCTTAGAGTGTTTAATTATCTCTAGACGTCAGAGTAAACCACTTAGGAAAGTCCTGAGTGGTTTTTAATTTAAAAACTAATAAAATGGAAGATGAATTTATTACATTTGAAATAGCTAAATTAGCTAAAGAAAAAGGGTTTGTTTTAAAAACAGGAATTAATTATTATAGTGATAAGGAAAATGATATGGCAATGTCCTATGATTTAAATAATATAAATCATTATCCTTGTGAAACTCAAAGTTTATTACAACGTTGGTTAAGAGAAATACATGGTTTACACATACATTTATATTTTATTGATCATATATTAGGATATAATTCAATTATTACAAATCTTAAAACTAATACTAAATTATTTAAAAGTAAACCTTTTATAAAATACGAACAAGCTTTGGAAGAAGGACTTTATGAAGCACTTAAATTAATTAAAAACTAATCACTAAAACAAAGAAATTATGAATAAACTACTCGATACATACTGTCGTATGTTATACTTTTGTAAAGGCAAGCCTACAAACTTAAGTACTTTAAGTAACTGGGAATTAAATGGTATATTATTACACATTAATAAATATCCTCAAGGACTTTTAAATGGATATGATAAATCAGAATATATTACAGCAGTTAAGTACATACTTAATGAAAGATTACATTGTAGAGATTATAAACGTAATATTATTGAAACTAGATTAGCTAATAAAGCATTAGAAACTAGTAAACAATTAACTGATTTAATATTACAATCAATGATTAATACAGAAAAGAAATCTAGAAGAAAATTAATACTAACTTAAATAATTATGAAAAATAAATTTGAAGTAGGCAAATGGTATAAAGTGAATAATGAATATACTAAGTTTCATTCTTTAGGTTCTGAAGGCGTGTTTTATGGTGTTGACCATATTTATAATGATAAATACCGAAAATCTATTTATGACAGCCCAACTTATATTTTTAGAAAAGTAGATAACCCAATTTTATTAACTGATTTATCTGAAATTCAACAATATTTACCAGATGGGCATCCAGATAAATTTGTTAATAAGTCTGAAACTTCTCCATTACCTGAAAAATGGTATTTAGAAGTTACTAAAGATAATTTAAGTTATGTTAGTTCTAAAAGAGCTTGGAGTTTTGATATTATAGGATATATTCACTCTTCTTTAAGTCACAATATACATAATTATTGGTTTCATAATAATGAACCTTTAAAAGGATATACTGAAATAACTTTAGAACAATTTAAAGAATATGTTGTAAAAGATGTTACAAGTAAAAAAGTTGAACCTGAAATACCTGAATATGTTGAGTGTATACAAAATGGTAATAATGCTACAATGCACCAAAAGTATTGTGGTGTTGATGTTGTAAAAGGTACTATTTATAAGGTTACTGAAAAAAGCATGCCTAATAAAGGAGCTCAATCTGAAGCTTATGTACTTGAAGGTGGTGGTGTAGGCTATTGTCTAGGATTCAAACCTTCAACTAAAGAAGCTTTTGATGCTCAGAATAAGCCTAAAGAACAATCTATTGAAGAAATATTAGAAATCTGCAAGAAGAAATATCCTATTGACACTGAAATTAAATCTGTTTATGGTAAACGTGGTGTTATAACTGGCAATTATCATATATTTGATAGAAATAACATTTTTGCCACTAGTGATAGTAAAGGAGATTTAATTTTATATCGAGGTTCAACTAAAGAATACGCTGAAATCATTTCATTACCTGAACCTATTAAATACCCTGATTTATCATTTAAAGATTTTGGAGTTCATATACATAAAGGTAATTATCAAGAATTAGAAAATATAATATGGGAGGGTAATATGACACCTGGTAATCATTTAAATTCTTTTTTTAATACTAAAAGTAAATCAAATGATTTAGAGTTTCAATATCCTGTAATTAATGTAAGAAATAAAAAGAAAAGTAAATTAATAATCATAAACCAATAAACAAAAACAACATGGAAGTAACAAGTAAATCAGTAAGTAAATTTGTAGCTGCAACAATTGCATTTTTAACAGGAGATTCTGATACTGCAACAGCATTAAAGAATGAGAGATTAGCTCAAGCTAGTATCAAAGGTCAATTAAGTGCTTTAGAAGGTGCTTTAGTTAATGCTGAAGTAGATGTAGAGAATGCTAAAGAGAATTTAACTAAAGCAATTTATCCTACAGTATTAATTAGTAATCAACAAGGTTATTATAACAATATAGTTGGTGCTCAATCAAAGTTAGATGATGCTGAAGAAGCTTTAGCAAACATTAAGAAATCTATTGATTACGCTCAAGCATTGTTAAAAGATAAATTTTAATCTAGGCAATTAAAATAAGTAACACTCATAGCTCAATTGGTTAGAGCACTAGATATAGCGATGCAGGTTCGAGTCCTGTTGAGTGTTCAAAAAGATGTGAGGTAAAGACACCGCTGGATGGGTTGTTGTTAAAGGGCTGAGGAAGTATACACCTCGTAATCTTTTGATTGTTTGATATGGTATTAAGTGCTGTTGTGGGAAACTGCAATAGAATACCTAAATCACCCATTAAAAGTAAGAAACCTTTCAGGACCGAGTCGTAAGTCACAACATCCTAGCTGGGTTCTACAATTGACTAGATGAAGAAGTCCGACCAAAATCGCATGGAACATAGTAAGCGTAGATAACTCACATCTTTAAAATTAACTATTTAACTTAAATTATGAAATTAGAAGATGTTATTGCAGGACAATATTATGCTGCACATTATCCAGGAGGAGAAAATCCTACTATTATTAAAGCTACTCACGATAAAAGTTTCAAACAAGCTTCAGGGATATACTATCGCGAATTACAGGATAATTATAATTATTTAAGCAGTAATGCATTTAGTTGTACTGATAAATTAAGATTAGCAACAGAAAAAGAAATTCATTGGTTAGATCTATCTATAAAAAATAACTATATTGTAGACTATGAAGTAGCTATGGAATCATTTGCTAAAGAAAAACCTATTACTTATTCTAATGAACCAGATCCTGAATTAGCAGAAATATTAAAGAAATTATTAAACTTAAACTAAAAACTATTATGAAAAAGAAATTAACTAAAAGACAACCTTTATCTGAAGCTATTAGACAACAAGCTAAATTACATGCTAAGTATAAAGAATACTCTTTAAAGACTGAAGAAGAATTAACTGAAATGTATCCTTTACTTGGTGGAGGTTATCGTGAAGTATGTTTCCAAGTAATTAGAGAGAAACATTTTGCTAAAATGGAACAAGATTTAGAAGGGGAGGTAAAGTAATGATAACTAAAGAAGAAGTAAATCAAATTATTAACAAACCTAAACCATCTTATGAGGATAAAATTAATGTAATTGCTAAATATATCTTTGATTTAAAACAAGAAGATATTTCAGTAGTTAAGATTAATCCTCCTCAAAATGATGTAATGGAAGCAATCATGGAGCATATGTTTACCGTGTCATCAAATTATTATCACCGTGGAGAACATTAATGAATTATTAGAAGCCCTACAAACTATAGATAATAAAAAACTATATTTTATAGGTAATACTGAAGTATTTGAAAGCACTTTATATAAACAAACAACTATTGATGAATGTATTAATTGGTTAAATAGTTTATATGAAGTTAATTTAGATACAGAAACTGAAGGTATGTTCAATCATAAAAACAAGATAGTAATGCTTCAATTAAATTGGGGTAATGTTAGTTTTGTTATAGATGTAAGAACAGTAGATATTTCTCCACTAAGAGAGAAACTAGAAAAAATATTAGTAGTTGGTCAGAATTTAAAATTTGATTATAAATTCCTTAAATTACATGGTATTGAACTAGACAATGTATATGATACTATGTTAGCAGAATGTTGTTTAACTAATGGTAAAGAAGATAGAGAATTAAATTTAAAAGCTTTAGCATTAAAATATTGTAATATACATCTAAATAAAGATGTTAGAAATCAATTTACAAGTTTAAATGGGCACCCTTTTACAGAAGCTCAAATAGTGTATGGTGTAGGCGATGTTACTTGTTTAACTGAGATTAAAACTAAACAAATAGAATTAATTAAAAAGTTAGATTTAGTAGAATGGGTGCAAAATGAAATGAATGCTAGTTTACCATTAGCTGATATAGAGTATAATGGTATGGGATTCAATAAAGAAGCTTGGTTATACTTAGCTAATAAAGCTGAAGCTAATGTACATAATTATACAGCAGAACTAGATGCATTAACTGTAAGTGAGCCTAAACTAAGTAAGTTTGTTAAAGCTGAAGTACAAGGTAATTTATTTGCTGAAATAGATGAAAGTTTTTCACATGGGAGAAATGTAAATATCAAATGGTCTAGCCCTACTCAAATGGATAAAGTATTCAAAGCTTTAGGATTAGATATCGAAAAGACAGGTGAGAGATTCTTAACTAAGTATCAAAATGATTATCCTTTAGTTAAGAAGTTTATAGATTATAAGAAACAAGCTAAGTTAGTTACTACTTATGGTAAGAAGTTTTTAGGGTATGTAAACCCAACAACTCAAAGAATCCATACTAGTTTTTGGCAAATATTAGACACCACAAGAGTTTCTTCTGGTGATAAATATTCTCCTAATATGCAAAATATTCCAGCTAAGGTTGAATACAGAAACTGTTTTATACCTAAACCAGGTTTTAAAATGGTGTCATGTGATTTTAGTGGTCAGGAATTGCGTTTAACAGCATTTGGTAGTAAAGAACCATTATGGGTAGACGCCTTTAATAAAGGTGAGGATTTACACTCTAATGTAGCCTCCATGGTGTTTAAAGTACCATTAGAAAATGTTAGAGATAAACCAGACTTTCTTAGAGGTAAGTCTTATAGAGATGCTGCTAAAACTGTTAATTTTGGACTAGTTTATGGTATGTCAAAGTATAAATTAGCTGATACATTATCTATTGAAGTAGATGCTGCTGATATGATTATTAAGAATTATTTTAAAGCTACAATACAACTAAATAACTTTTTAGCTGGTTGTAGAGCTTACGGTATGAAATATGGTTATATAAGATGCTTTGCTCCATATAAAATCATTAGGTATTTTCCTAAATGGAAACCTGTTAGAGAAGCTATGGAATTTAAAGAAATAGGTAGTATTGAAAGGGCTTCAATGAATACACCTATTCAAAGTGCAGGAGGTCAGATGACTAAACGTGCTTTAGTAGTGTTAAGAAAGTATATTAAGGATAATAATTTACAAGATAAAGTACAGATTGTAATGACTGTACATGACCAAATTGATTGTGAAGTTGAAGAATCATTTGTAAATGAATGGTCTTTAATTCAAAAAGATATTATGGAATCAGCAGGTAGAGAAATTATTACTAATATACCAGTACTATCTGACATTACTATAAGTGACTCGTGGACCAAATAAAAATCAATTAAATTTATTTTAATATGGGAGAATATGTAAAATGTATTAGTTTAAAAACTAAACCTGATGGTATAACGTTACCTGGTGTACTTGGTAAAATATATAAAATTAGAGAAGAACATAGTGAATTAGATTGGTATGTAGAAGGTATAGCTCATTCTGTAGCTAAAACTAGACTTCAACCAGCTACTAAAAAAGAATATGATTTACAACAACAAGGTGTTTATGTAGAAGATGTTTTAGTTGAAGATACCAGTCATGAAGAAATATTAATTAAACTATTAAAAGATATTAAACATGTTTAGAAAAGATGAATATATTGTATGTTTAAATACACCTGAAAAAGATTGTGATTTTCCACCTAATTATATTTACAAACAAAGAAATGATGAAGAGTGTTTAAGTGTTTATTTAGATAATACTGGTGTAGTAAATGGTTGGTCACTAATAATGTATAACGGTACAGGTAAGTATTCTGAATGGCGTTATGCAACTCCTGAAGAAGTTGAACATTATGAACTTCTCGGTAAACCTTATGATGTAACTACATTACCTAAATTTGTATTACCTGAGAAATGGTGTGTTAAAGATACAGCTAGTGAAAAATCTAATGAGTTGTATAAGTATGCTGGTATTCATGGTGCTTTTCCTCCTTATACACCAGCTGATTACTGTGTGTATTATCATTTTCCAAAACATGATGAATGTACAACATCAGATGTAGTAGAAGAAGGTTACACTGAAATAACTTTAGCTCAATTTAAAACTTATGTATTAGGCAATGTAATAGTTAAAGAAGATTATAGTTATTTAATTGAATTTTTAACAACTAAAGGAATAAAATAATGGAAATAAGAGAAGGAATCAGGTATGAGTATCAAATTGGTAAACTTGCTACAGTTAAAGAATGTCTAGCTGAAAAAAATAAGTTTTTTGCAGAATTTGATGATGGAGGAACCTGTGCTAGTTACACTAAAGCTTCTTGGGTTAAAGATTTTAAATCAGGTAGTATTAAATTAGTTGAGTATCCTTATAAAGTAGGTGATTGGGTTTATGATATTAATAAACATTATACTGAACAAGGAACTCCTCAAATTTGTCAAATTACTGACATTCAAGAAAAAAGAATTTATGTTAATGGAGAATTAAGTAAATGGGTATATTTAGACAGTTTTAATGAAAAATACAGACCTTGTTTTAAAGATGAAATACCTGGTAAAGTAGTTAAACCTAAGAAAGAGAAGAAAGAGGATTATAGTTACTTAGTAGATTTATTTAGAGAAAGGGGGATTACTTAAATGGCTAAAAAAGAAGAATGTGTACATTGTGAAACACAAGAACAATGGGATTTTGTATCAAAATGTTTTGGTATAGAATTCCACACTAGTTCATTTAAAGAGTATCTTGAAAATGGTACAGTTTGTATATATTGGAAATCAGAAACTTTTTCTGATGTAACTTATGCTAAACAATACCATATATTATTAACTTTTACTCAATGGGAAAAATTAACAAATAATTACTTAAATAATAAACAATTAAATAATAAAGGAATGATAAAACAAATTAATGAAATTTTAGAGAAAACTTATAGTAATCCAATATTGAGAAGAACTATTGTGCCACTGTTTATGTCTAATCCAGGTGCAGGTAAATCTAAGACAATAGCAGCATTTGCTAAGTCTAAAGGTGTTAAAATGGTTAAGATAACTCTTAGTACTAGAATGCCTAATGAAGTAACGGGTATGGTTATGCCTGACTTAATCAATGATAGAGTAGTACTATTAGATAGTTATCAATTAGCTAATTTAAATCCTGGAGATATTATATTTTTCGATGAAGTATTTAATGGGACATTAAAACAAACTTTAGATTCATTTTTAAATTTCTTAGAAGATAGGATGTTACTTTCAGGTAAAAGCTTAGCTGACGTATTAATTGTTGCAGCTAGTAACCCTCAAGGATTAATTAATCTTACACCTCAAATCAAAGAACGTTTCATTAGATATGATTTAAAATTTGAAGCATCTGAATATCAAGCTTATTTAAAAGGTAAATATGGTATGCCTGAGAAGATTTCAGCACACTTATGTACTTTAATTAATAAAGAGAAGTTTGATCAAGCAGGATGGGATTATGTAACTCCTAGAAGTATAGAGAAAGCTATTAATCAGTTAGGTTGTGAGATGGAAAGTCCTTATGGTCATATCCTAACTCCTTTCTTAAGTGAAGAAATAATATCTCCAATAGATATTACATCTATTAACATTAAACAAGGAGATAATGTACCTTACATTGAACTATTAAAACTAATAGTTAAGAATGAGAATGTAAAAGAGACTGAGAAACAGTTACAAGTTAAAGCAGAATTAATTAATTAACAACCCAAACAAATAACCAATGATTCAAAAAATCGTAAGTCGGAAAGTGGAGTTACCTCCAATCTTTCTAATTGAGAACGAGGAAGACTTTAAAGCCTTGCCTCGTGGATTACCTTATATTATAGGTAACAAATCAGAGTTATCGTTCATCACGGTATACTTAGAATTTCAAGTATTATTAAAATCTGCCCTTAAAACTAACTTACCATTAAAGTGGTTAGACTGTTTAAAGAGAATAGGTTATAATCATACTAGTATGAGACAATATCAGTTGAAATCCGGTGGAGAATATACTGATGGAGGTAGTGGTAATTACAATTTATCAATAGATGACTTTGTAGAAGATCAATACTTTGTAGATTTTGATAAGCTATCTGATTTAAAGATTCTTCCAGTATGGTTAGATGATTTAAAACAAGCTATTCAAACTAATATTATTGATGAAGTAATATTTGATCCAGCAGCATTTAATAAACAATTAGGATTAAATGTTGGAGCTAGCACAGTTAAGCATAATATGAAGAATCTATTAATTTTAGATATTTCATCATCTATGCCTAAATCTGTAGTAATTACCATCACACAATTAGCTAAATTAATGTCTAAGAAGTTTTACGCTGATGTAATGTTGACAGGTAGAGAAACCTACTTGATAGATTATGATGATGTACCTAATTATGACATTGTAGGCTCTGTAGCTAAGTTTGGTGGAGGTAATGAAGGTACTATGTATAAAGAGATTGTTAAAGAACACAAGGAATATAACACAGTAATTTCATTTGGTGATGATGATTCTCCAGCTGGATTTAGTGGTTGTACTATCAAAGAGTGTAACTTTAAATGTGAAACTTTATATACATTACATACTGAAAAGAGTAGTGATAATGTAACTGGTTATGCTAAAGCATTAGAACCTAAGACTACAATCAAAGTTAAAAACTGGATTTCTTCAGTTAACAAGTAGTAAATTAACAAAAACAAATAACAACTAATAATTAACAATTAAAACAAAAAACCAACATGGAATTTTTAAAAACATCTGACATCGCATTGAACCCAGCTGGGTATTTAATCAACAAAACTACTAAGAAGCCAGTAGATCACAAAGATTTCGTAACTCAACAAAAAGCTGCTGAGTATGTAATTAAGTTAGCTGAGGCTATTAAAGACAAGAACTTTACAGTAGGTAAAGCAGATAACTTAGAAGAAATTAAAGCTGCTGTAATGGCTTCTATTAATGCTAAGAATGTAAAAGAGTATGCTAAGGCACCTACTAAACCAACTAGTAAAATACAAGATGAGTTAACTCAACATGCATTAGATTTTGTAAATTATTATGATAAATCAGCAGAAGCTGAACAAATTAATAAATTAATGGATCAATTTAGTGCAATTGAAGCTATCGAATCAGTTGGAGATTACTTCTCTGAAGGATTAACTAAACTGAATGCTATCTATTCAATTAAAGAGATTTTAGCTGCTGTTAAAATCAATGCTGAGAAAATGAAATCAATCTAGATAAATTAGGTGCTATTCTGCCGACACAGGGAATAGTTAAATGTGAGTAATGACCACAGCCTATTTATTTTAAAACTAATTAAATGAAAGAACAATTTGAAAATGCAATTACGCTTATTAAAAAGCAAGAAAACTTAAATGCTTGTATTGCAGGTAGCGCAATGTTAGGATACCAAGAAGACTGGAATCAAGATATTGACATCTTCTGTTATGATGAACAAAGTTTTACAGCATTATTATATTTTATGCATTATAATCCAATGTTTAATATATTGGACAAACTAGAATTACACAAATTTAATGAGTATACTCAGAGAAACAAGTCATCATTGGCTAGTATAGGGTTGATAACACTTAAATTTACTTATAATTTATGTATTCCAATTAATATTGTATTTAAAAAATATCAAAAGAATATCTTTGATGTTTTAAGTGCATTTGATATTGATTTAATAGCTCAAGGATACTGTTTAAAAACAGGTAAGTACCTTTCATTAAGAGAATCTAAAGATTATGTTGGTACATACAATAGTTGGAATACAAGTTTCCATATAGTAGATCAATGGTCTTGTAGAAGACTAATTCGACAATTTCTTAGGGTAATTAAATATACAGAAAGAGGGTATGACTTAACTTCTGTAACTGAAAAATATATTTCTATGATTCAAGAAATTCTTGATGAAGATAATATTTACAAAACACAAAAAGGTACTGAATTTTATGATAGGACTCAAAAAGAGTTTAGTATTGTTTTACAAATACTACAAGTTTGGAAACTTGAACAAAAGATGACACCTGAAAATCAATTAATATTACAAACATTTATTTAATAACAACATAACATGGGAAGTGAAATAGATCGCTTATTGCAAGAATTACAAAATATGAAACATGAAGCTAGCAAACATAATGCTAAAGATGTTTGGGATGGTATATCTCGAAAAAAAGATTGGAGTGAATTAGGTTTCCAATCAGAAGAAGAATTAAAACAATTTTTAAGTGATAACCCTTATTCCAATATTTAATTATGAGAGATTTTATAAACGAGAATAATATTTCATTTGAACAAGGTTCAAGAAATAGCAGTATAGTAACCTTAATAGGTTATGCACAACATAAAGGTTTAACTAAGAATCAATTACTTGATGCATTAGAACCTGAGATTAAAGCTGATTCATTCATAGCTCAAGAAGTAGATAGACTTTACAATTATTGTAAAGATAGAAACTATAAAGCTTTTTGGAGCACTGAAGACGCTAAAATGCAATATACTTTCTAATGAAACAGTTATTATTAAATTGGTTACTTAAAGATATAACTAGATTTGAAGTTATTAACCATAATAGTAATAAGTATACTTTTGGTAGATGTTTAGTTCATAGCAAAGGTGTAGGTACAGATTACATAGAGTATGAAGTAAATGCTTCTTTACAAGATGATAATAAAACTTTAAAAATATTTATATAATGAAATTAGAACCATTTGATTCAAGAACAGGTATAAATTTTAGAGATGTTGTAAAAGGTAATAATTTTATGACACCTCAAATACTAGGATATGTAAATCTTAAAAACGGTATAGCAGAAATATCTACTGGTTCAAAGTTTTTAGATCTAGATATGTTTGGAGTAACTGTAGTAAACTATGGTGTTAAATCTAATCAAGATTCTAAATGTTTTAATTCAATGGAAGAAGTTATAAAATATATTGGAGATTTAAATTATGAAAATCATGATGCACTAGTAAATTTATTAAATAATTTAAGATGAAAAGTTTTTTGCTACATAAAAACGTACCTACGATTAAATTTTCAATGCTCCCCGATGGTGTATTTTACGAAGGAGAACTACCTGGAAAAGATTATAATTTAGCAGTTTGTCCAACAGATGAAAAAATGGTTATCGTGGATATTGATTGTAAGGAAGGTAAAGGTAATGGATATGAGAATATACCAGATAATATATTTAAAGAATTAGTTAAAAGTTATAACTATAAAACTAAATCTGGAGGTATGCATGTGTTTTTACATTATACGGGAGATAAAGTTCTTTTAAATACTACTTCAAAATTTTCAATTGATTTACGAATTGGTAAAAATAAATCTACAGGTAATAATGGTGGTTATGTACGATGGAATGGTGGAGTAGATCCTAGAACAATTGAACATCTAATCAATAATACATCACCTTCATTAAATACTTGGTTAGAAGTCTTGTTTTCAAAAAATGTATAAATAACCTTTTAAATATTCCTCTTATTTTTGTATCTTTATAATAAAAATACAGATATGAAAATAAGTGGAATAGGGTTTATTTATATGATTACCAACCCAAAAAGAAAAATTTATATAGGGTCTACAATTGATTTTGATTATAGATTTTCTCAATATAAGAGATTACATTGTAAGGGACAAACAAAATTATATAGAAGTTTATCTAAATATGGTTATGAAAACCATGCTTTTGATGTAATTTGGGCTGGTCCTATTGAAGAGATGTATAAATATGAAACTATGATTGGATGGGGATTTAATGCGCTAGAAAAAGAAGAGGGGTTAAATTGTAAATTACCTAAATTTGGAGATACTTATAGTGTTTTTAGTGATGAAATTAGACTTAAAATTAGTACATCTAATAAAGGATTTAAACATTCAAAAGAGACGAGAGAAAACATGAGTAGGGCAGGTAAAGGTCGGATTTTTACAGAAGAACATCGTAAAAATATAAGTAATGCTTTTAAAGGACGAAAATTACCTCAAAAACATATAGATATACTTATAGCTTGTCATAAAGGAAAAAAGCAAACTCTACAACATAAAAATAATGCTACCAAAGCAAGAATGAAACCAGTATTACAATATGATTTAAATATGAATTTTATAAAAGAATGGGAAAGTATTAAAACAGCAGCATTAGAATTAAACATCAATAGTCAAAGTATTGGTTGTTGTTGTAGAAATAAATCAAAAAAAGCCGGAAATTTTAAATGGGAATTTAAATTATTTCAAGGAGTTAAAGTATTATAACATGACAGAAAAATCTACATTCCCATATAATAATTGGTATTTAAACTTTACTGAAGAACAAAGACCAATTGTAGATAATTGGAGAATTAATATTATTAAATTTTCAGATAAACCTTGTCCTTCTAATTATATAAATTGGGAAGGGACTCGGTGCTGGCTGGGGGGGTGGGTGGTTTCTATAACTTTTGACCAATTCAAAGAACATGTATTAGGTATTAAACTAGCTCCTGTTATCGAAGAACCACAAGATTACACCTACTTAATAGAATTTTTAAATAATAAACAAATAATATGACAGAAAATTTAAATTTTGGACAAGCTGTTGAAGCTGCCAAACAAGGTAAAAAAGTAGCTAGAACTGGATGGAATGGTTCAGGTATGTTTGCATACATTGTGCCAGCTAATGCTTATCCAGCAAGCACACAAGTGATGAAAGATTATTTTAAAGGTGAGTTAGTTCCTTATCGTGCTTATTGGGCTTTAAAAACAACGCAAGAAGATATTGCAACTTGGACACCAAGCGGAAGTGATACGTTAGCAGAAGATTGGATAATATTAAATTAATAAACAAATAAAATAAATAAACATGGAAACAACAAATTTAAACACACCTAACACACCTAAAACTATTTCTAAATCAGAATTAACTACTATGGTTAATAATGGTGCTAAGAAAGAAACTATTGCAACTTATTATGGTTTAAATGTAGCTCAAACTACTAAACTATTAAAAGATTGTAATTTGACTATTCGTAAGTTTCACAAACCATCTTACATGATTGTAGACTAATATGACTAAAGATCTTATTCAAGAAAAAGTATTGTCATTATTAGAAGATAAAAGTAGAGCTAGTGTAGCATTAAGTGGAGGAACAGGTAAAACCCTTATAGGATTAAAACATATGGCTACAAAGCAATTTGGTCATTGTAGATTTTTAGTAGTTGCTCCAAAGAAATCTATTTTTCAGTCTTGGAAAGATGACGCTAAAAAGTTTAATCTTGAATATCTTCTTGAAAATATTACATTTTCTACATATATATCTTTAAATAAGCAAAATCATGATTATGATGGGATATATGTAGATGAGTGTCACTCTTTAAAACTTTCTCATAATGCTTGGTTAAGTAAGTATCGAGGATATATTATAGGACTAACAGGAACTCCTCCTACAGATTCTAAATCTGAAAGAGGGTTTATGATAGATAAGTATTGTCCTATTATATACTCATATAATACTGATGAGGCAATTGATCATTCTATTTTAAATGACTACAGAATTGTAGTACATTATATTAATTTAGATGGAGAGAAAAATATTAAGGTTGTGAAACCTCAAGCTACTTGGATGACAAGTGAATTAGCTGTCTATAATTATTGGACAGGAAGAGTAGATAATTCTATTGGTAAAATGAAGCAGATTGCAGCTATTCAACGCATGAAGGCAATGCAGGGATTTTTATCAAAGGAATTAAAAGCTCGATATCTTCTTAATAGTATAGGAGAATTTAATAAATGTCTTTGTTTTGCTAGTACTCAAGAGCAATCAGCTAGAATCTGTACAACAACTTATCATTCAAATAATAAGTTCTCAGATTCAAATTTAGAGTTATTTAAACAAAGTAAATTATTAAAATTATGTGCTGTAGAGCAACTATCAGAAGGAATTAATATACCTAATCTTAAATATGGAATAATACTACACTCTTACGGCAATGAGAGAAAAGCTAGTCAAAAGATATTTAGGTTTCTTAGGTTAAATCCTAATGATTGTAGTACTATACACATACTATGTTATAAAGATACAATTGATGAACAGTGGGTTAAATCTGCGTTAAGTGGATTTAGACAAGACAAAATTATGTACGTATGATTGAACAAATTAGTGTAGACTTAACAAAATTATATACTAATAAGCTTAAAATTGAGGATTGGTTCGTATTATTTTGTTTAGTTCACAATGAAGAAGAAATGTTAATGAAGTATATTTCTACCACAGGTAGAATAGAAACATTAATATTTCAAAGATTAAGAGATTCTGGATTTATTATCTTGAAAGATGAATCAAATATTCTATTTAATGAGATTAAAGTAACAGACCAGGCTAAAAATTTATTTAATGTTTCAGATAATAAAGAATTTGAAATACTATTTAAAGAACTACTGTCTACTTATCCAAAATCTGTTAAAAGAATTACTGGTGGTACTAGACCACTACATAATGATCTACAACGATGTAAAAAATTATATAAATCGACGATAGTGAGTATTGGTTTGGTTAATAAAGAATTACATAAGAAGATATTATTATGTGTGCAAAAATATCACAGAGACCATCTTAAAGATAATAAACAAGAATTTATGCAATTATTAGCTACTTACCTTTCTCAAAGAACTTGGGAACAATATCTTGATGAAGTTACTAATCTTGAAGTATTACCTAAACCAAACACAGACTATGACGCAATTTAAACAGAGGATAGAACAGGGTTTATCAGGTGAATATACAGGATTAGCTAATGGATTTGACAGAATTAATAAGTATATTTATAATATACAAAGAGGTTGCTACACTTTAATCGGTGGTTTAAGTGGATCTAGTAAGACGACACTTTGTGATTTTATATTACTAAATGGTTTACAAGATGCTCAGGCAAAAGGTATCCCATTTAATGTAACTTATTACTCTTGGGAGATTGATGAAGTAAGTAAAAAAGCCAATTGGTTATCTGTACTAATCTATAATAAGTATGACAGAGTTATCTCTCCTCAGACTATTAAGGGATTAGGTGATTCTAGGTTAACTGAAGAAGAACAAGAAATAGTTTATGATACATTACCTGAATTAGAAGAACTATTTTCAAAGATTACTTGGCATTGGACACCGGTTAATCCTACTGGATTGTACTCTGAGTGGTGGAAAACAATGTCAGATAAAGGTAAGTTTACAACTATACCTTATATTGATGATGATGGTAATCCTAAAGACAGAATAACAGGTTGGACAGCTTATAATAAAGAAGAATATAATATTGTAGTATTAGATCACTTAGCTTTAGGTAAGATAGAAAGAGGGTTTACACTTAAACAGAATATTGATAAAATATCTGAATACATTGTAGGATGTAGAAATATGTTTAATATGACATTCTATATTGTGGCCCAATTTAATCAAGGGTTTCATAAAAAAATCACAAATTAATTTGTGTATGTTAAAGTTATTTCGTATATTTAAATATGACAGGAATATACAAAATAACAAATTTAGTAACAAACAAAGTTTATATTGGTAGTGCAATAAATATAGATAGTAGAATTAAAGCACATATTAGTAAATTAAAAGGTAACTTACACATTAACAAACACTTACAATCTTCATATAATAAGTATGGAGAGAATAATTTCAAGTTTGAATTAATAAGAGAAGTTTCTAATAATATACTGAGAAGAGCTGAACAATTTTATATTAATAAATACCAATCAATAAATCCAAAATACGGATATAATAAGGCCACTGTTGTCTCAAATACTTGGGACGATATAGAAAAACCTATTATATTAAAAGATAAAATCTATTTTGGATGTTATAATAAACAAGGTAAGTTAGTAAAAGTTTTTAAAACAATAGACGAGGTAAAAACTTTTTTAAATGTTAAAAAGTGTACAAGGGTTTATGAGTCTTGTAATAGTAATTTAACAAAAACAGCATATAATTATTATTGGATAAGATTAGATATGGCAATATTTAAATTTCAAAATAAATTAAATGTTTTTAAAAGAAAAGGTAGGCATCGTGAATTATTGCAATATGATTTAGAAGGTAACTTTATTAAAAAATGGGATTGTGCAACTGATGTTGCGGTTTTTTTTAATGTACACCCAAGTAATATTACAAAATGTTTAAAAACAAATAACATATACAGAAATAATAAGTGGTTTTACTCGGCCCCCTAGTATGGTAACATACTTTGAATAACCCAGAATATCGGTGGACATCCTGAAGAGGACAATACCGAGAGATAGATTAATTGTGAAATTAATAAGCTCGTAACGACTACCAATGGGTATCCTATAGTCTATAGGATAATGGTATAGTCTGCTCTGCAAGTATAACAAAATAAGTTGCAGTTAACATAACATGTGAGTAGTGTTGAACGATTAAAGTTTAAAGGTGCAGATATTTCTCCACAACAAACTGATTTCAAAGACTCAACTTCTCCTTACCAAGATGCTGATATAGTAATGGGTTTAATGAATGCCTATAAAATGGATTTAGAAACCAACTTAAATTACAATATTAAAGTAGATGGATTTCCTTATAATTTAAAAGGTAAATACAGACTTCTTAAGGTAATTAAAAATAGATTAGGTCAAGACAATATATCTATTGGTTTATATACCAAACCTGAAGCTGGTTACTTTGAAGAATTACCTAAAGAAATGACATCAGAAGATTACACAAGATACTTAAACAAATAACATGGGAAGAATAGTATTAGTTATTGGAGAACCTGGTTCCGGGAAGTCAAGAGGTATATTAAATTTAGATGAGAATACAACTCTATTAATTAAACCTAATAGAAAAGAACTACCTTTTAGAGGTGGTGCTGTGAAATACAGTGTAGATAAAGGCAATGTAGTTAATTGTAGTACTTTTCCTGAGCTTAAAGTTATTTTAACTAAAGCTAATGCAGGTACTAAGTTTAAAACTATTGTCATAGAAGATTTTACTCACTTTTTAACTAGTAGAGTTATGGCAGACTCTAAGATTAATGGGTTCTACTAAAATTGAAGCTCAGGATAAACCTATTTAACTGACTGGAAACTCCTTAGAGTCTTACACACTCCCTACAACAGTAATGATTGTAGTATAGTAAAAGAGGTAAGAATTGGACAATCAGCAGCCAAGCATCTTTATGAGATGAAGGTTCAACGACTATCGAAACACATATTTGTGAAAATATGAATGGAGTAGAGTAGATAAATTTTAGTCGAAAATTTGTCGAAAAGGTAGGTTATTATCGTATCTTTGTAATAAAATAAATAATATGAGAAGAATTAATGGTAAATTAACAAAAGAATATAGAGCTTGGAAAAATATGAAAGCTAGATGTTATTCTACATGTAATAAAAATCACGGTAAATATTATGAAAATAATATTCAAGTTTGTGATAGGTGGAAGAATTCTTTTGAAGACTTTTTACAAGATATGGGAAAAGCTCCTGAAAATCATTCTTTAGACAGAATTGATAATTTAGGAAACTATGAACCAGGTAATTGTAAGTGGTCTACAAATAAACAACAATGTATGAATAGGGGAGAGTTTAATTTACTTTATACATATAATGGAGAAACAAAAATACTTTCTGAATGGGCTGAATTATATAATTTAGATTATAATAATTTACATAAAAGAATATTTAGAAGTAATATGAGTTTTGAAGAAGCTATTGTTTATAACAATTTAAAATTAATTTTTTATAAAGGAGAATTTAAAACTGCTCAAGAATGGAGTAAATTATTAAATATACCTTTAAGTATTATTTACGATAGAAAATCAAGAGGTTGGACATCTGAAAGAATGTTTGAACAACCTATTGGTGCAAAGAAAAAGATAATAAAAGATATAGTCTGACGTATAGTGAAAGTTATACGATATTTGTTCAAAAGTGGTCAGATTTAGCTCTTGATGTATTTCAAGGGTTGATTAAAATAGAAGAACAATTGCGTGATGATTTAAATGTTATAGTGATTGGACATACAGAAAGAAATACTGATGTGAATGGTAATAGTGTTATTACTTTACAAACAGTAGGGAAGTTATTAGATAATCAAATCAAAATACCTTCATACTTTACTTATGTCCTTCACACTGATGTGAAAGAAGTGAATGGAAAAATGGAATATTCATTATTAACTAATAGTGATGGTCTTAGATTAGCTAAATCACCTGAGGGTTGTTTAGATAAATTTGAACCAAATGATTATAAGTTAATCTTGGATAAAATAGCAAAATATCAGTTAGGAGAGTAATTCCCTCCTATAAATTAAATCATTAACAATTAAAATAAATAAATTATGTTCAATTTTGAAAACGCAGAAGTATCTAAAGGTAATTACAAAGAAACTATTAAACCAGGAATTAGTATTGTTAAAGTAACAGCTATTACTAATGGTGTAAGTACTCAAAAACAAACTCCTTATTTAGAGTTTACAGTTGAAGATTCTCATGGAGCAGAATTAAAACAACAGTATTACTTGAGTACAGTAGTTAATCCAGGTAAACAAAAATCTGCTTGGGATATTTCTAAGAATGCAATATTAGCTTTAGTTGCTGCATCTAACTCTTTAGATGAAACTACAGCTAAGACTAAGATGCCTAATGCTAAAACTGCTGAAGAATTAGCTCAAAAACTTGCTATTTTATTAACAGGTAAAGAATTCAGATTAAAAGTAATTGGTGAAGAGAAAGTTTCTCAAAAAGGAACTAAATATGTAGCTTCATCTTTTAGTAATGGTGTATTCTGTGAATCAAAACAAGTTGCTGAATCAGATTCTAAGTTATTCTTTAGTGCTGAGAAAAACATTAAGAAGTTAGCTATTGAACCAGCTACAACAGATACTACTTTTAGTAGCCCTGCTGCTGACTCAGTTACATTTTAATAAATATTAAGTAAGAGGTGCTTAAAGTGATGGTAACTTGACCTTAACACAAGTTATAGCTGCTGGTTCTTAGGTTTTACAAAAGAACTCATTGGGAATACGTTTGGAAAACCATCCTCTCCCCAAGTAAATGGTTGAAGGGTTTACGTCTGGTAAGACAGTAATTGGTTACTCAAATAGCAGGAAACCAGCTAAAATCTAGTCTTTACAGTAATCTCATGTAGAGCAATTAATAATTAAGTAATAATGGGTGCTAAAGAGGATTAGCTTAAATCGAGCAGAGGGTTCAGCCTATTATTACTTTATAAAAAATTAAATTATGGAGCACTATATAGATTACAAAGCAACAGTTTGGTTTAGAATTCCTGTTAAAAAAGAAGATTTAGAATTAGTAACTAATAAACTTGTTAATGGTACAACACCTGCAGAGTTATATGACGATATAGATTTGGAACTAGGTCAGTGTGAACCTTTATATGATACTGAAGAATTTATATCACCTAATGAAAATGATAGTCAAAATACTATTGAAATCTTTAGTGATACTCAATTAATTTGGTATAATACATAATAATATGTTCAATTTTGATAGTGCAAGTTTACAGATAAATAAAGATGAAATACTTAAATACATTACAGAGTTACAAATATTAGAAAGATATTGTAGTAATTATAAATCAATAGACACTAGTTTTAAATCAGAGTTTTACTCAGATAAAAATGGTAGTTGTAGAATTATAATTAGTGCTTCAGGAATACCTTATTACAAAGATTATGGAAATGGAGATTACTTTCTAGCATTTGATTATGTAAGTAGAAAGTATGGATCTAGTTATCATGAAACGTGTAATATCATAGCTAATGATTTTGGATTAAAGAGAACTAATTTGAGTGTAACACCTCAATTACTATTAACCAATGATTCTCCTAAGTTAGTTAAAGTTAAATCTAATATTCAAGTAATTGTTAAACCATTTAGTTTAATAGATTATGAGTATTGGATGCAATATGGTATATCTTTACAAACATTGCAATTTTTTAATGTTAAAGCTTGTAGTCATGTTTATCTAAATAAAGGAGATAAACATTATGTATTTGAGTATAAAAATAGTAATCCTTTATATTCTTATAAATTCTTTAAAAATAATATGGAATATTTTAAAATCTATAATCCTTATTCTATTACTAAAGAAGGTAAGTGGTTAAGTAATGTAGGTAGTGATTGTTTGCAGGGATACGATCAATTACCAGAAACAGGAGATTTACTTATTATTACAAAAAGTTTAAAAGACGTTTTATGTTTTTATGAAATGGGTATATCGGCAGTAGGTTTACAAGCTGAAACTAATAAGATGAGTAAGAAATCATTTGATGAATTATCTAAAAGATTTAAAAGACTAGTTTTATTGCTAGATAATGATGACCAAGGATATACTTCAACTTGTGAATTCTTATTAACTTATGATATAGAGTTCTTCTTTATACCTAATGAAAAAGATATTAGTGATTACATTAAAAAGTATAACTTAGAAAAAGCTAAAAAATTAATTAAAAAGAAGTTATTATGATACCTGATGATGAAGATATTTTCCTACAAACTTTAAAATATGTGGGATATTCTATTTTAATTACAGCAATAATTGTAATAGGTATTTTAACATGTATAATAAAATGATTAACTTAAACTTTACACAATTTTGTGATAAGTATTCTCCAATAAAGAATACTATTGAGAAAGATACTCCTGTAGATGGATTTCTATTCTTAGATAAAGACCAACTTAGAGATGTTCCTTTAGAAAGAATATGGTCATTAATTGATGATTCACTAAATGATGATATGTACATTACTAATGGTGCTAGAGTAATTAATGCTTTAGGCTGGTTAGTAACTAGAGAATCATGGGAATTAGATGAATTAACTGAAGTTAGATTAGCAGAATCTGATATTAAAAAAGATGAAGATGGAGAAAATTAAGGTAAGTTTTGAACCAAGTTCGATATGGAATAACGAAGATTTTAGACAATTAATTAAAGGTATAAAAGAGAATGATTATTCTTCTAAAGGATTTGAATTTGAATTATGGATTATCACTACAAATGATAGTTTAATTTATATCAATGCAATTGCTAGTCAATTTGATATTCCAACAGATAGAGTTCAAATGGCATTAAATGACTCTACTAAAGTAGGATTAATAGTAGCTAATAGTGATATTCATTTTGATGGTGAACAATCTATTATTAGTACTTTAAAACCTAATACTACAATTGATGCTGTAGGTATATTAGTAGATAGAAAGATAGATTATCCAGGTATGGGATTAAAGTATATTAAAAACTTTGATACTTGGACTACTGCTATTATGAGAGAAAGAAATGGTGATGAGAAGAAAGTTTGTTAAGAAAGCTAAAGCTACCCCAAAACCAAAGAAGAAAGCTGTTCCTCATGGTGTACCAACAGTACATGATGGTGTTCAACTAAGATCTGGATTAGAAAAAGCATGTTATCAGGCCTTACAGAAAGCCAATATAACACACTTTAACTATGAAGATGATGTATTTGAACTACAAAGTAAATTTACAGCTTCAGGAGTCAGTTATCAGCTTTATAAAAGAATGATGACTTATGATGAAGCTCAAGCTTTAGGAATTAATGCTAGATTTAAAGATAAGAAGAAAGCTAAGTATGTGTATCAATTTGGTGAAGTAACTAATAATCTTAGAGCAATAACTATTAAACCTGATTTTAGTTGTTTAGATAAAGATACTAAGACTGGTTGGATCATTGAAACTAAGGGATCCTACACAGAAGAATATCTTCTTAAACTTAGATTGTTTAAATATTGGTGGACTATAAATGGTTGGAATATAGATTACTTTGCTCCTAATAACTTAACTAATGTAAACAAGTGTGTTAAACTAATTAAAACTAAATATTATGGATTATAGAGAAAAGTATAAAATGGTTAAGAAATTATTAATTATCAACATGATAGCATTATGTATTGCATTAATTTACATAACTACTAAAAATGATGATAAATTAACCTTACCAAAACCTACAAATACAATAGACACTATTAAAATTGAAGGTTTTAGTGAAGCTAAACTAATAGAATTTATGGATATTTTAGAAATAGAATATCCATCTATTGTATTAGCTCAAGCTAAACATGAAACAGGTAATTACACATCTAATAGATTTATAAAATATAATGCTTTGTTTGGATTTCAAACATCTGATACAAGTATTATTAAGTATAAATCTTGGAAAGAATCAGTAATTGCTTATAAATGTTGGCAGATGAAAAGACTTAAACCTGATGAAAATTACTATGACTTTCTAGTTAGAGTTAAGTATTCTCAAGATTCAAGTTATATTAACAAGTTAAAACAATATTAGTATGCCTAAAGTAGATTATAAAGACCTAGAAGAGGTTACAAAGTTTTTAGATAAATTAGTTAAAGAAAATGTATCTGAAGGTATTAAAACAATATCTAATAACTTATCTAAAATGATCAAAGATAAATACACTGAAATAAAACCTGATTATGATAGGACTAATTGATGCAGATCATATACCATACATAGTATGTTATAACAAAGCAGGGGAACCTGAGAAAACTCTGGAAGAAGCTATTCATTCTGCAAATAGTTATCTTTCAGGGTTAATCAATGGTACTAAGATAGATGAATTTCATTTGTACTTCACAATTGGAACTAATTTTCGTTATCAGATTTATCCTGAATACAAAGCTAATAGAAAGAATAATGAGAAACCACCTTTCTTTAATGAAGTAAGAGATTATCTAATTAATGAGTATTGTGGAATTTATAAAGCTAATTTAGAAGCTGATGACGTACTTAATATTTATAAAAATAAGTACATTAAAGAACAAGTAAGTTATATTGTAATATCTACTGATAAAGATATTAATAACTTAGTTGGACTAAACTACGATATTAAAAACAATGTTGCAAGACTAGTGGATCAAGAATTTGCTGATCAATATTTTTGGGGATCTATAATAACCGGAGATACAGCAGATCATATTAAAGGTGTTCCTGGTAAAGGTCCTGCTTTTATTAAAAAGTTATGGGAAAGTACTAAGGATATAAATTTATTTAAAAGTAAAGTAATTTGTGAATACATAAACTATTTTGGTGAAGAATTAGGAATTGAAGAATTTTATAAAAACTATAAATGTCTAAAAATTAAAGACTCATACGAAGGTATGGAGTTTATTACACCAATTAAAAGTACTGAAGTTTATGCAAAAACGCTTGGAATGGCTGAATAATTTTGGCTATATAGAAAATAGTTCTGTAAGAAGAACTAGGACGACTTTGTTTTTAATGCCTTTAATAGGTATATCAGAAACAAAAATTATGGAGCATCATCCTAAGATGTTCATTAACGCACATATTAAAAATATTATTGATAAAGAAGTTGTTGTAGTATTAAATAAATTAGATTTTACAGAAGAATCTATTACATTTATTTTATTACAAAACTTAAATGAAAACTTTATTGAATGTATAGAAGATGATGAAGAGTATTTATTATATTATAAAATACCTCAACATTTCTATGAAGATTTTGACAAGATTATTGAAGGTAAGTATTCTAAAACATCAGATGGATATAAGAGTGTAATACTTAATATCTATGGTGTTGAAAGAAATACTAAAGACCATAAACCATATATGCATGACTGTTTATATCCTGATGATATTAAACGTAAGCTTTATGCAAATTACTTAAATGTAGATGTAAATCTAATAGATGAAGTATCTAGTAGACCACGTTTAAAAGAATATGAATTATTTAAAACAATTAATCAATTAAATGAAAATTATGAACTCTAGTGAAAGAATTGAACAATTAATTAAAGAGAAATCTAAAGATCGAATATTTCCCATATTGAACAAAGTTGACCGCTACTGGACTACTAATTCAGAGTTAACCTTTTGTGAAGTTATAAAAGCTTTAGGGATTGATGGTAATTTAGATGATTTAGACTTAACAAAAAGATTAGATGAACATATAGATGACAACAACATTAAATAAATATACAATAGATGATTTTATTAAATTAAAACCAATTATATATGAATATTGTGTAAATTTAACTCAAAAGAAAACTTCAACCTCTTGGTTTAGAGATTTTGCTGATGCAAATGATTTATATCAAGAGGTTTTTCTTTATGTACATGATAACTATTTCAATAAACCTAAAGAAGAGATGGTAGAAGGTAAATTTATTCAGTTAATGAAGAATTGTACTTACTGGACATATCATAGAAGATTTACAACTAAAGGGCACAAACTATATCAAAGTTTAAATCGTATAGATGATTCACCTAAAGATTTATTTTTATTTGAACAATCTAGGTATGAATATGGTACAGGTTATATTAACTTTATAGAAACTATAGACTTTAAGTATTATACTAAAACATTAAATTCTATTGAGATTAAAGCCTTACTAATGTATTTAGAAGGGTATCCTATTAAAGAAATAGATCTTAAGTGTAATAAACGTAGAGGTTTTTTTGAGTATCTTGTTAGAAGAAAACTTTATAAGATTATTCAAAAAGATAAAATTAAACCTTCTAAGCCTATTAGTGGTAAAGTAGAGAAAAAAGTAACTTTAGAAGAGGATAATATAGCATTTTTAAGGTCTAAAATACCTTCATACGATAATGTTTTTAATTTTAAAAGGTCTAATGATAAATTTATTAAAATGTATTCACTATATTTACAAAGTGTTAGTTTAAAAGATATATCTGAAGAATTTAAAATACCAACTCAACAAATTAGTGTTGAGTTATATAGAATTAAACAAAAGATTAAAAAGTATGAGTAAAGAACTAATTCCTTTAGAGGAGAAAGTAGAGTATGTTAAACAAACTAATAAACCAACTAAACAATCTGAAGGTAAATTATTTTATGAAATAGATTGGGAGTTTATTGAAGGTATGGCCACTAGAATGGCTTTAAATAAACAAAACGGTAAGTATGATAGATTTGGATGGAGAGATAATGGTGTAGATATTAGTGAAATGAATCAAGCTCTAGTAAGGCATTTAATTGCTATACTAAAAGGTGAATTGCAAGATGATGAGCAACAATATTCACATTATTATGCTTTAGCATGTAACAGCATGTTAATAGTAAACTCTTTAAAATCTAAGAATGAAGTTAAATAAATTACAAAAACCAATTTACGATTGGATTTTATCAAATCCCGGATATTTAAAATGTAGTCCTAAAGTAGTATCTAAATATTATCCTAAGAAAGCTAATTCTAAAAATATTCAAATAGCATTAGAACAAGCTAGGGTAACTTGTAAACAAGCTAATATTAAACCTGTAATATCTTTACAGCAGATTAGAAATGGTGTAAATGTTGAGAAAAAAATTAAATTTACAAATGATTTACAGTTATCTAAACCTACAATTAGAGGTCAAAGATATTTAACTCCTGGTATGTATATTGTACTAGGTTGTGTACATGCACCATTTCACTTAGCCCCTGCATTTAAAGCTGTTGAACAATTGTTGCATGATAACAAATCTGAAATAGTTGGGTTAGTGTTAGATGGTGATTTTACAGATATAAATTCACTCAGTAATCATGATAAAGGTAGAAAACCTATTCCAGGTGTAACATTAGATTGGGAATACAAAGAATCTGAAATTTTATTAGATAGTTTACTAAATCCTTTAGCTTCAAATATTGCTAAAATATTTATTTACGGTAACCACGAGGATAGATATAATAGATATATGTCTGATATCGATAACTCTAAGTTAGGGGCAAGTTTACAATCTCCTATTGAGGGATTAAAGCTTGTACAAAAAGGGTTTGATATTTATGAAAACTGGAAAGAAGATTTTGTTACATTAGGTCATCATTTAGATGTATCTCACGGCGAATTCTATAACGTGCATAGCGCTAAGAAACACATAGATACTTATAGAAGATCTATTTTATATTACCATACTCATAGAGTGCAACAATATATTGAAGGTGCTGTAGGTGGTTATAATGGTGGTTCTATGGCAGACTTTAATGCCCCTGTATTTGGATATGCATCAAGAGCTATGAAAAACAGTTGGCTTAATGGATTTAATACTGTTCATATAGATGAACAAGGATTTTATCATATTCAACAAATAGTTTGTTATAACAACAGCTTTGTATTTGGTAATAAAATTTATAAATATTAAATAAGTTATCCCGATAGTGAAGGTGCTAGGTTTACACTATAAGTTGGCTGCTTTAAAGCTAGGTTTTCTTTTCTAGGTTTCTAGATTCTGTACCTGTATCATTAATAGAGGGGACGTTGGACTCGTCAGAGGATAACTTATTTACACATTAAATAACTACACATATTAGTTTAACCTTAACCTTTTAAAGAAGTTAGTTTATTTTTTACACCTAATGTATTGTAGTTATTTGAAAAGATTGTACCAAACAACCTCTGTATATGTTCAAATGTTTGAGTTCCTTGAGTAGAAGCTAGCTCTAATCTCAAGTTGCTGTATAAGATTAGTTTTTATCTAGTGCTTATACAAAACTCCTAAGCAAAAGTCGGGGATTTTTAAATTATTAAATAATGGAAAAGGTAGAATTAAATAGTGAAAAATTCCTTAGATTTGTAATTAATTACATGTTAAGAGAATTTGATGCAGATTATGAATCTGTGAAGAAGAAACAGATGTATGGTAATACACCTTGGTTTCAATATTATTGGGATACACCAGAAACTAAAAAACAGTTTTTAGATTGGTTAAGAGAATTTATTAAAGCAACTGTTAATTACAAACCAAACTCAATTGATGATATAGTTGAATCTATAGATTTAATGTGGGGGTTAAAAGTATATGAAGATGAAAGTAATATTAAGAAATAGTATCAAATGTAATCATTGTAATGATGAAATAGAATCTAAACATAGACATAATTTTGTTACATGTAAATGTGGTAAAGTTAGTGTTGACGGTGGTAAAGATTATGGTAGAATATTATACACTGAAGAATCTGATTATACAGATACTTCAATCTACGACGATGGAACTCATGAATTAAGAAGACAATATCTTACATGGGGTAATAACTATGATAAAGATATGAATAGATTACCTGAAACAGTTTATACTTCAATTATGAACATGACAAGTGAACATATTCAAGCAATACTAGATGGTGGATATGCAAATAGAAATCCATTTTATAAAGAATTATTTAAAGAAGAACTTAAATTTAGAATTAATGAATCAGTCTAGACAAGAAGGATATTATTGGGTTAAGTATAAAGATGGTCCATTTTCAGTTGCTTTTTGGAATTTAAACTGGATGAGTAACAAACCTTGTTGGGCTGTAATAGGTAATGAAGATATGTGGCAAGATTCAGATTTTGAACATATTAATGAAGTAAGAATTAAAGAACCTGGTGAATTACCAGATTAAAATTAAATGATGATAAAAGGAACTAGAAATCAATTATACAACATTACTAATGCCTCTCAAGGAGAAACTAAGAAAGTATTAACTGTTTGTTCAGCAGGATTATTAAGATCTGCTACATTACAAAATATGTTAATTAGAGAATATGGTTACAATGTAAGAAATTGTGGTACTGTAGAATCTTATGCATTAATACCTATTAGTGAAGCTCTGGTTAAATGGGCTGATGAAATAGTATTTGTTAATCAAGAGAATTATAATGATGTTAAGCATGAAATAGATACTTTAGGTATTTCTTACAAATGTTACATATTAGACATACCAGACATGTACAACTTTAATGATCCTGAATTGGTAAGGATTTGTAAAGAGCAGTATGAGAATAAACAAGTAAAATATTAAACTAATGGAAAATATAAACTCAGTTTGTTATATAAACAAAATTAATAAAATTGAATCTATTGAAGGTGCAGACAAAATAGAATTGTGTACTGTTAATGGATGGACATCTGTTACCCAAAAAGGCATCCATAAAGAAGGTGATTTGATATTATGTATTACAACTGATGCAGTAATACCTGAAGATTTAGCTACGCAATGGGGTTGTATTAGCTATCTTAGAAATAAATCTAGGGTTAGAACAGTTAAACTAAAAGGTGTTTATAGTGAATGTATTTTAATCCCTTTAAAAGATATATTAACTAAAAATACTTTTAAAGAAGGTCAAGATTTATCTGAAGATTTACAAATATTTAAATATGAACCTCCTGTGAGAGAAATGTTAAATGTAAGTGTTCCTAAAGTATATTTTAAATGGAATAAAATACATAAATTTTCAATGTGGAGATCATTTGTAAATTATAAAATTAATAAACTTAGAAATAAGTTTAAAAAATATTATAAAGATAATGTGAATTTTGATAAATATTATAAATTTCCTAATCAAAAGAATACTCCACACATGTTTAGTGAATTAGATGTAGTTGTAATTACTCGTAAAATGCATGGAACTAATGCTAGATATGGTATTGTTAAAAAGAATCTTATAAGTCCTTTAGATAAACTTAAGAAATTATTTGGAGATGAATGGATAGAATATGAATATGTCTATGGTTCTCATAATGTAGAAAAAGGTTCTGATTCTCAAGGTTTTTACTCTACAGATGTTTGGCAAGAAATTGCTGATAAGTATCAAATAAAACAGTTACTTTGGGGATATGTTAAAACTAATTATACTCCTAAATTATTAGGTAAAGGTATCATTATTTATGGTGAGATATTTGGACCAGGTATTCAAAAGAATTATGATTATGGGTATGAAAATATAGAATTTGAAGCTTTTGATATTCAATTTAATGGAGAATATTTATCTGATTTTGAATTTCAATCTAGGATTAAAGATATACTAACTGCTCAAAATGTAGTTGATTATTTATATGAGGGTAACTGGTCTAAAGAAATTCAAGATAAATTTGTATTTAATAACTTTATTGAGAATTCTAAAGTACCACATGAAGGTGTCGTAGTTAAATGTATATCTGGAGATAGGAAGAAGATTTCTAAAGTAATTAATCCTGACTATTTAACTTATGGAGAAAAACATGGAACAACAGACTCACATTAAAATTTTAACAGATCATCATAATCGAAATACTAATTAATATTAGTAAATTAAAAACCCTCCTAGAGAAATCTAAGAGGGTTTTTTTTATTCACCGCAAGTATTAAGATATTATTTAGTCCTATCTACATATTTTGAATTATCAAATAAGTCTGGTAAGTTTTGACCTAATTGATTATAACCAGGTAAAATAGAACCTAGACTTCTATAAAACTTATTCTCACCTTTATGTGAACCTGCTTTAACTTTATAATCTCTTATATAAGCACCATAAGGTAAATAAGTTACTGTAGTAATTACTGAATTAGCTAATTTAGTTACTGCAAATGGTGATTTAGACATTGCTGTAACATTCTTAGGATTAGCAAAGAATAGTATATCACCAGATACTTTATCTAATTGATTCATAGTTTCTTTATACCAAGCAGATCTTTTACGTTTTTCATCATCATCCCAACCTAAAGCCATTGCACCAACTATTGTAGCTAATAATATTACAGCTTCAGTTAATGTTTTTTTAGCATTATAGACTTCTAATTCAGTTAATTCACCTTTCTGGATTCTATCTAAAGTATCTTTAGCATTTCTAGCTAAATTAAATACTGTTCTCCACCTACCTTCAGTATCTACCATTAATCTATCACTAAACTTCTTTTCACCAACTCTAGATTCAATAGCTGCAGGAATCCACTTCTTAAACTGAAAAGCTAATCTGGCCCATACATTTTGATTTAATATAGCCGCATCTCTAGTAGAATACCTACCATGTATCTGTTCATTAACTCCCATAATTCTAGTAGAAGTTCTTAACATATAATCTTGAAAATCAGCTTTTGTACCAAAATGTTTTAAATATTCAAGTTTAACATCACCTTTATCATCAATCATTTCCCATAAACTAGTTTTACCATCAGGTTTAGTATGTAACATCATGGCAACCATTGTTCTAGTTTGTAAGAATACCTCACCTGCTTTTTGTGCAGAGTACATATAGTTCTTTAACTTCTCACCTGTTAAACCTTGTCTAATACTAACATTGTTAGCATATTCATAATCAGTAAGTTCTTGTAGTATAGGATAACGTTCTACTAAAGCATTCATTTTAGAATCCTTAGAAAAAGTTTGTCCAAAGAACATTCCTGAAGCTTTATTTAAATCTGAAGCATTAAAGAATCTCCCTCCAGTAGCTTCAATAATATTACCAATTTCACCTACTACAACGTTAGTAAAGGCTGTAAATGGGTTTAAACCTATTCTTAATAAACTATTCCAATTTAATGCAAAGTCTGCTAATTCACCAGCTTTAATCACTTTCTTACCTGTAACATTACCATCAGTATCATATAATGTTTCCACAGTAATCTCATCTCTACCTTTAGTCTTCTTACCTAATATCTGCATATCAATTACTGCATCTACCATTTCATAGATATTAGACTCTTTACCATCAATTAATTCATTAGCTTTATGAGGATTAATAAATTTATTATCAGCTAAACTTCTTTGTAATAATCTAGTTTGAGGTAATATTTCAGAAAGTTCTTCATGTTCAATAGCCATTGCTGCAAACTTAAATAAACTTTCACCTAAGTCTTTAGATTTATTATCTCCAGTTAATTTAGTAATATATTGAACAGGAATAACATCTCTTTCTAAATTAGCGTCTTTTACAAAATCATCTTTACTAATTTCATATCTTTTCATCCCAGTAATATACTTAACTAATCCTTTAGTTTTACCCCAAGTTCCTTCAATTTTTAACACATCTGCTAATGATTCTGTATATAAATTAGGTATAAAATCTTCGGGATGTTCTTTTAACCACTGAGTCTGTCTATTAATAGGTAACTTTTCTACAGCTTCTTTAATAGTTTTTTGATAAAATTCATAAAAAGCTTTTAATTCTTTAGTTTTTTGGATTTTAACATAATTAGGATTAGTATATTTTAACTTATCAATTGGTACAAATTTACCTAAAGTTTCATCATAAGTTGCTATTTTATAAATAGAACCATCTTTAGCTTTACGAGATTCAGATAACTTATTATAAAACTCCGTAGTATAAGGTCTAGTTAATACTGTAGTTTTATCTGTATCTTGAATAAATAAAGAATAAACTTCCTTCATAGTCATATTATTAGACTTAGCATATTCTTTTAACTTTTCAACTTCAGATTTTACATCTTCATAAACTTTACCTTGATTACTAGAAATACTTAGTTGAGTACTTTTAATTAATGATCCCACAGTTCTAGCAATAGTGTTTTCAACATTAGTTAATGCACCAGTATACTTTTCAAAACCACCAATATCTTTTTGTTCAGATTTTAATTGTTCAAAAGTTTTACCTTGTTTAATATTAGCTTGTTTTTCAACAGTAGTCTCAACAATATGTTTAGCAATATTTAAAAATCTCTTTTGTAGTTCATCAACTCTAGCTGCAATTTCAGGTAAAAAGTATAAACTATCTAATCTTTCAGATAATTCAGCTACTCGAGAAATCTCAGTTTCTCTACTACCCATTTCATAAGCTTTAATTAAACCTTCAATATTATCTAAATCTAATTCTGCTAATTCATATAAATAAGCTTTATTATTACTAACTTCATATTTAGCTAATAAATCTTTCATATTAGCCTCCATAGCTTTAAACTTATCATAACGAGGAGTGCCTTGAGGGGTCTTAGCTAATATGTTAGTAACATTAGCAATACTACGTTTTAAATTAACTACTTGTTCTTTAAACTGTTCTTGAGGTTTAACTTCCTCAACTTTAGGTTTTTCAACTTTAACTTCTTTAATTCCTGGTAAATCTTCTAGTGTAGGAAATGAATCTACACCATGTTCTTTTTGCCACAAACTAACTTTAAGTTCTAATATTATTTGAGGTAATTTACTTTGCATTAATAAATGCTTGAACTCTTGAGAGTTAATATTTATACAACTAGCCATTATTTACATTGTTTTTTATATTCATCAATACTTTCTTGTGATATTCCATATTGATTAGAATCATCCTTAGAATTAACCCAGTCTTTAAAACCTTCTATATCTTGTTTAGAACCTAATATATGTATTTGTTTTTGAGTTTTAACAAAGTGTTGTATACCTCTTTCATTAGTAATAAGATTAAAAGTTGTTTCATTTGTAATATCAGGATTATTTAAAATTACAGCAACTATTTCTCCATAATTTTTAGCAGCTTTTTGAGAGGGTGTAAAATAATATCCGTACCCTAATTCCCCACTTTCATAAGCCCTATCATCATCAGATGGATATAACTCAGAATTATTTTTAAAACCTTCTGTAAATATTTGCTTTTTATTAGTAGTTCCATGATAAACAATATCTTTTACTTTACTATTAGGGAATATACTATCTAAATACGCAGAGTATTCTTGTGAAGTTCCTATACTAGCTAATTCAGGAGATTGTTTAAAAATATCACTTACACCTTCTTTAGTTTCTTGTGATATACCATAATCTACATCATCAATCTCTCCTTGTTCAATTGGATCATTAAATTCTTGTTCCATTAAAGCAACATCGCCATTAAAAAAGTCTAAATCTCTTTCAAATGTTTTTTCAGCTAATTTTTGTCTTATTAATTCTCTGTCTACAAGTTTTTGAAAATTATTAACAATTACTTTATAACCACCTATCCCAGAATGTTCTCTAACATCAGTTAAATTAAATCCCCAAAGGTTATTTAAATCATCACTTATTTTTTTAGCTGCATTTTTTGAAAAAATATCCTGTTTGTTAGGTAATTTTTCATCAATACTTTTATTTATTGTTTTTTCTATTTCTATACTACAAGCCATTAGTTACAATTTTTTTTATAAATTACTGCTTTTGCTAATATTAATTCTTTAATTTTAGGATTGCTAACACTTTCTTTACCCAAGTTAGTTATACCACTACCTAATATTTTATTATCCGATGTTACAAAATAATTATTACCCTTATGATTAGATGTTCTTAAAGTACCATCTTGTAATTCTTTTCTAATATTAACTTTATTTATAATTGTTTCATCTGTTAATATTTTACCATCAGAATAAGTTATTTCACCATTAGGTTTTAATATAAAAGTATACTGATTAACCTTAATTTCTCTATTTTTTAAAGGTACACTTTTTTCTTGAGATTGCCAATCATTATTACTAAAATTAATACTTTCTTCAATCACATCTTGATCACTAGGTAATATCTCATTAAATCCTTCATATAAAGATTCAGAGTTATCTACAACTTCTTCAGATTCAACTTGAGGTACAGGAACTAAATTCTTAGGCTTACTTAAAGCTTTAACTTTAATTTCTAATTTCTCATAACGATTATTAGGAAACTCAGTAATTACTTCACCAAAAGGATTAATTTCTAATCTCTTACCAGGTTGACCTAAATAAGTGATTTGTCTGTAAGTAGGTTGTTTACTAATTTTAGAAGCTTCTTCATCTAATTTATATAAAGGAGTGTAATCCTTATTCATTTTAAATCTAATATAAGGAACTAATATTTCACCACCAGTAATTTCTTTTAATCTAGGATCAGTAGAATCTTTATCAATAACTAATGTTTTACCATCTTCTAATACATTAAATAACTTATTCTCATTATCATAAGTTTTAGTAAACTTCTTAGCAAAGTTTCTAAACAACTGATCAACAATATTATTTACTTTATTAGTTTCTGGAGCATTATTTAAAATAGTTTTTCTAATATTAGCTCTATTTTCAGATAAACCTAAATCTTGTAATATACTTGGATCAATATATCCAGCATAACTACTAAACCCACTGAAAAATCCTGTATTAATAAATGAATGTTCAACTAAATGTTTAACTAATGGCTTATAAACTTTTGAAGGTTCATTCCATAAAGTCAATAAATCATTAATTATTAATTCTTTTTGATTTAACTCAATCTTACCATTACCTCTAATTGATAAAGTCCTAACATCTGAATTCTTCAAATTAGATACTTGTAACAATTGAAATAAGGCCATATTTTTTAATCTTTCTTGAATAACTACAGGAATTGCTTTACCAAATATTTTAAATATTACATCTTTATGTGTATTCTCACTAGTTAGCATAGCCATATCATCCATAAACTCTTTCTCAGATAGTCTATTTTCATCTAAATAAATGTCTTTAAATGTTGTTTCAGCATCTAAATACATTTGAATAAATCCATTAATAGCGTCTCTGTCATCAGACTTTAATCTAGTAAAATCAATATTAGTAGTTCCATAAACCTTTTGAGCTACTTCATTCTTAATAGTATTAAAGAATCCTGATGCAAAGTTATAATGTTGTTGTAACACATTATATTGAGCTTGTACAGTATCAATATAAGGTTTAATAGCATTAGAATTTAATAATGTAGCAATACCTTCAATTAAAGTATTTTCAGAACTTAATGTTTTATATAATTCTAATTTACCATTAACATCTTCAAAGTTAGGTCCAGTCTCTTTATTAATACTAAATAAGTTATTTAATTGACCTAACTCAGTAATTACTTTCTCATTATTTGCATACATATTAAGTAATGCAATTTGTAACTGTAAAAACTTCAATTTCTTATATTCAGGTAATACTTCATAAGCTAATGGATTATTAGATAAAGATACTTCATCAAAAGCTTTAGGATTATTTAAATCTTCTAAAGTTAATCCTGTAAATTGTTTTAACTCATTAGAATCAATAATATCATTCTCTTCAATAGAACTTAATGTATTATTACCTAAAACTTTATCTTTTAAAGCAGTATATGCTTCACTAGTATTTGTACTAGAAGCTATTTTTTCAAACTCTTTATTATACAAAGCTTTGTAATCACCAATTACTGTATCAATAGATTTTCTTTTAAAATTTTTAGATTTTAATTGTTTATCATTTGATTCTAAAGCACTAGATAAATCTTTGATTGCAGGTTGAGCAGTAATTCTACTAGCTATATCTGCACCTAATCCTAATATAACTATATAAGACCATAAAGGTAATGTCTTTTCAGTAATACCAATAGAAGGTAACATCTCAGGTGTTTTTACAGCATCTAAAATTACAGCCATCATTGCTGATAACTCTTCTACAATTTTAGTATTATCATCAGATATTACTTGATTTAAATTATTTCTAGTATTAGTAGTATTCCCTGATTTAATTTTAACTCCTTGAGGAATAAATGTACCATCAGTTTTTGTTTTAGGTTTAATATTCAAATTACCTTCAGTAGCCCAAGCATGTCCAGATACCTGTAATGCAGCAATACCTTTTAATCTAGATATTTTATGGAATAAATCTTTTAATGCAACTTGATTTAAAGCTGTAAAATAGTTATTAGATTTCTTCTTAGTAGATTTTTCTTCTAACTCCTTAGCAACTTTAGCAATATTACCTGGTCCAGATGGGGTAATTAATGATTCTAACATACTTGTAGATTTAAGTATATCAAAATAATTATCTAATAATTTATTATCTCTAGCCGGCTTAATGTTTTGTTCAATAATAGATAATTTAGAAAACTCTTCTAAAGTTAATTTATTATCCTTACTATACTCTTTATAGATAGAGTATCTTTCTTCAGTTTTATCTACTTCAGGTATGAATACATAAGGTTTAATTTCTCCTTTAACAGATTTACTTGCTCTAGAAATAAACATAATTTTATCAAAGTCAAAGTCAGCACCAAATTGTGTAGTTACCTCATAAGGTAATAACATAACACCTTTATACTCTGCAGGTAAGAAATGTACAACTTTAACAGCCATCATTGAGTGAGCTCCTTCAGTAGGGATACGATAAACTAACATTTGTTTCATCTCTTCAGGAATATTATCTTTAATACTACCATCTTGATTAACAAATTCTTTCATCCAAACAGGAGCTGCAGCTTCACAGAAATCAATAGAATCTTTACCTGTACTCTTAATATACTTTAAAGAAGTTCTTAATTTATTAATTTTAGCATCAGAATTTAAATCTTCTGAAGTTAATGTGCTTGCACCAACTTGTAAACCAATTGAAGATACTTGTACAGCAGCCCCACCAGTAAATGCTTGTCTAGTTACATTACCACTAAATATAGATGATATTAATTGAATAGTAGATTTAGAACTAATTAAATCTAAAGGATATTGGAATGTTCCATCAGGGTTTTGCTGAAATACTTTTTCAATAATAGAAGTAGCATTTCTAGAAGTAATTGCTTCTTGAATCATCTTAGTTAATTCTGGATTATTAGTTGCAAATCCTTCAATAACTTTCTGTAAAGCTTCTTCAATATTAGCTTTATCTAATAATGCAATTTCATTTTTAATATCTCTACCAGATCTACCATTATAATCTTGTTTATTTTCAACCATTCCATAGAATAGCATTTTTAATTGTCTTAAAGAACTATTTTCTGAATCTAACATGTGATCAGGATTAGCTACTTGTTCACCAAAATTGTTTAAGTCTAATTCTACGATACTTGTAGATTCAGGAGTGCTAATATCCGCTTTAAATGGAGATAAAGCCTTCATAGTAGATTCAAATGCAATTACTTGTGGATAATTCTCATCAACATCCATTAGTTTCTTATGTTCAGCTAATAAAGGATTATTTTCTACATAAGCATTAGTTAATGGAAAAATACTACATTTTACTTGTACAGGTTCATATCTTTTAGTCTCAGCATTCCATTGATTACCATAAGAAAATGGTTTTAATACTGCTAATTTATCAGACTCTTGACCAAATACTTTTTGTAGTTCTTTAAACATGGCTTCTGATACAAACATTTGAGCATCAGTATTATTAATCATACCTACACCTTTATCATTAGTAGCATAATTATCTTCAGCTAATTCTTTAATTCTAGGATTATTAGTCTCTTCAGCAATAGCAACTAAGTCATTTAATGATTCTGATGCAGAGTATACATCTTCAATAATATTCATTTTAAACTTAGCTCCTTTTAAATATTTGTAAGATTCATCTATTGTAGAAGTATCTGCAAATTTAAGCATAGAGTATCCTTGGTAATAACGTTTACCATTATCAGCAGGACCTTTATAGAATGCAGGATCACCATTAATTAATAATGAACTTGAAATATTAAATAAATAAGAGTTTAAAGACCACTCTCTAACTATTTTATCAATAGTATTCTCTGGAATAGTACTTGATATTTTATCAGATACTAATTTACCATCAACTAATTGAACAATATTTTTATCTAATAAAGCTTGTTTTTCAGTTTTAGCAACATGTTCTAATTCTTTAATTAAAGCAGCATCTACTTTAGCTAATAAATTAGTTTTACTTAATGCAGTTAATAAATCTTCATTAGAATCTAATTGAGTTTCTAAGAACTTATTTAATTCAGTTTTTAATTCAGAATTTATAGCATTAGTTAAATTAAACTCTAATCCTAACTTTTTACCTAAGTGATAATTATTAACTAATTTTTCTTTAGGTAGAGATTTAATATCTTTAGTTACTTGTTTAATTCTAGCTAACTCATTTAAAAATAATTGTCTAAATTCACCTAAGAATGTAGAACCTTCTAAATTCTCTGGAACTGTTAATTTATCATAACTAAATCCAAAAGATAATCCTTTTTCTGCAGGAATAATTGGGGCATATAGTGCCGGAGCATTAGTCATATTACCCTCAGCTTGCTTATTAACAAACATGTTAATAATCATTGCTATATAATCATCAGAATCTATTTGATTAAATTTCTTACCCTCGTTAGTATCACCTTCCATTTTTAAACCATCTAAAGGAAACATAACTAAATTATGTCTATTTTTAAATAAGAAGTTATTTTTAAATAAAGGATCTCTTTCTAAATCTTTTTTTAATTCAGAACCTAATTGATCATTAGATAATTTATCTACTAGTTTAGAAGCAAAAGATTGGTATTGAATAGCGTATACCGATGAATTCTCAACATTATTAAATGATGAAGTAAATAATGCTGTTTGAGCATTAAGTTCCATTTTAACTAATTGATTAAATGTAGTTCTAGCATCACTAAATTTTTTATTAACCCACTTATTACTTGCATAACTTAATAAATCTCTAGTTAAGTTTTGTAATGGGGTAAATTTATTTACTGAAGGAATATTATTAAAAGTCTCAATAGTATCATAAGATAAACCAACACCTAGTTTATTAGCTAATTCAAATACTTCTTGAACATTTAAATCTTTACCTTTATATGACTCTACTAAAGCTTTAACTTTATCAGAGTTAACTTCATAACTACCTTCTTCAGTATTAAATGTTCTAATATCATTAGTAACTAAATTATTAGGATCTAAAATATTAGTAGACTCCCATTTAGTTTTTAATGCTACTTCAACACCTTCTCTATTTGGATCAAATATTTTAAAGTCAAAAGAATCTCCTACTTTCTTATAAGTAATTAATTTATAGTTTAAAACTTGTTTATTAAAATTAGCTGCAAATTGTTGTTTAAATTTAGCTTTAGTTTCAGGGTTTTTAATAGATTCAATAGCTTCTAATACTTGTTTTAATACAGGTTTGTAAGCAGATAAATCTTGTAATTTTTTAGCCTGGCCAGCAAATGTAGTAGTACCTATTAAAGTATGTTCTAAGGTATGATATATCTCTTCAAATGAATGAAACTTTGTAAATCCATAAATATCTATATCTACTTCACCATTCTTTTTAACTACAGGAATATTAGATAAGAATAATTTAATTTCATGTGTTGCTGTTTTAATACCTGAAATAGTAGTCATTTCTTTCCATCCTTTAGTTTCATTACCTTCCATAGAAGATACAATCTCATCTTCTTTAGTATCTTGTATTCCTTCTAAATCTAATACTTTAGGGTCACTTAAATTAGATAAATCAATATTTAAATTTCTTGTAGATTTAATTTGTTTAGAAATATTTTCTAATAGCCCATTAAAATTATCATAAACTTCTTTAATAATTTTTAACTTATTTAAATCTGGATTAGCTTTAGAATCTTCTTCTGCAAAAGTCTTAGCATACTGTTTCTTAATATCAGCTATAATCTGAGCTAATGTAGTATTAGTAATTTTATTTAAAGGTGTTCCTTTAGCTACTTCTTGAGATATTCTATCTAATACTTGATCAGCAATAGATTTAGTTCTATCTAATTCAGCAGCCATAGATATTTTATTCAATACTCTAACATAGGCTTGTCCAAAGTCTTTATAACTAATAGGTAAGTTTGCTAATTTAGCACCTTTACTACGATCAGCTAATTTACCTTTAACTATTTCAGAAAATAATTTATCAGTTTGAGTAGGATTACTATTTTTAAATATGTTAAATAAATCAAATATCTTTTTAAAGAAGTTTAATATCTTCTTACCTAAAGATTGGTTTAATTCTCCATCAGCATATTTACCAAAGTCATCAGCTAATCTTTCTTCATAATGTAATTGAGTTAATACTTCATCAGATAAATTTTCATTACCTTTACCCTCTCTTAAGAATTGTAATCTCTCAACAGTAGGTTTATCATATTTTACAACAGCATCATTTAATATTCCAATACGTTCAGTATTAGATAATATGTTTCTAAATACACCATGAAATGCTTCATGATACATTGTTTGGTTTGTAGCTCCATTAAATAAGTAAATAAGCATATTGTGAAACATACCATAAGTATCTTTCATATTTTTACCAACTTCTTCAACTTGTTTAGCATCAGCTAAAGTTAATCCTGGTAAAATCTTATTTAGTTTTTCAATTGACTTAGAAGTTATTTCAGTACCTTCTAATTTAGTTCTACTAAAAGCTAAGTCACTACCTTCTTCAAAGTTCTCTAAATCATGTTTAGATGTAAGTACATCAGACTCTTTAGTTTCAGTAGTATTACTATTTTTAAAATTAGTTTCAAAATCAGTTAATATTTTATCATATTTATTATTAATTTCAAGTATTTCTTCATTTAGTTTATTAGATAATTTAGAATTATCATAATCATCCCCAAATTTCCAACCTTCTGGTTTAATTGCTTCTAAATGTTGTTTAGATAATTTTTCAGCTTCTTTAAAAGATATTTTTAAAACTTTTGTAAATAAAGTTGTGTCTGAACCATACTCATTTGAAATTCCACTTTTTGATAATAAATAATGAGCAGCAAGTAATAAATCTTTATTTTTTAATTTAGTTAATATTTCATCTCTTTTATCACTTAAAATTTTATTTCTTTTATCGTAATAAGAATTTTCTGAATTTACATTAGTTGGTGTAACTAATTCAAAAGGTTTTTTAACAACTACTTCTGTAGCTATATAACCTTCTGGGTTATTAATTTGAATATAAGGTTGTACATAATAATTATCATTAGAATCAGTATAAGCATTAGTTACTAATACATTATTACCTAATAACTCTTCTTGATAATCAGATTTATTTAAATTGTTTACATCTAAATTAAATCTACTAGATTGTAAAGCTTGTTTTAATTCTGCAATAATTACAGGATTATTAGATTTAATATCTGTAAATTTAAAAGTATTTCCTGCAACATTAATTTTACCTATCTCAGTACCTTCTTTACTTTCAAATACTTTAATACCACTATGGTTTTTAAACTTATTACCACTACTAATAAAAATATATTTATTTAATTCTTGAATTAACTTATTGTAATTAATAGACATACCATTATTTGATATATTATTAATTAAAGATTCAACAATAGTATTAGTTACTTTCTCAGAATTACTTGATTTACCAATAAACTCTGTAAATACTGGAATAACAGACCAACTATCATTAGCTGTTTTAACTACTTGAAATACTCTACCTACACCTAATTTAGTTCCTTGTGGATCACTAGGATTTTCTACAGCATAAGAAGTACCTGTAAATTGATTAGCAACAACTTGTTGATTATCTGATAACTCTTTACCTACTAAAGATTCTCCATTATCATATAAAAATAATGGTTTATTATCTACTAAATCTTGAGGTCTAGTAGATACTTTTTGATCTAATACAGGAAGATTATTCTTAATTTTAATTAATAATTTACCTTTACCTTTCTCAGCGATAGTAGTCTTAAGACTACCTGAAGGTTTAGATAAAATATAAGCTCTAAGTTTTTTTAATTCTTCTAAAGCAGCAAGTACTTTAGGATCTGTAGAAGTAGTTTCATGAGGTAAAGCTAATTTACCAACTACTAATTCTTGCTCAGTTTCAGCATTTTGTAATAATGTAATCTCATCACCTGCATGTACATAAGTAACTTCAGAACCAACTTCTGCTACATTAGGGTTACTTACAGCTATTGAAACACTAGGATTAGATTCTTCAATAACCAAACCTTCTGAATCTCTAGCCCATACTTTTTTACCAGGTTGAAATTCATAATGCTTCATCATTAAAGCATTAGGTACTTTACTAGTAAATTCTTTATCTGATATTTGAGTAGGTTTATCTAAAGTTTCATCTAAGTTAGTTGAAATATCAAAAGCATTTGAAGCACCGTTAGATATAGTTTCATCTGATTCAGATACTTCTGGAGTAGTTACTTCAGGTTGATTTAAATTATCTAATTCAATCTCTACTTGTCTTCCTTCTTTAGTTGTAAAACCTGTTGGATTTTTTAATATTTTATCAAGAATTTCAAGTGCTTTAAGGTTATTATAATTTTTATTTATAACATTTCTAATCTCTTGCATTGTTTTATTATAAATATCAGAATTAATATCATCTTTAATATTTCCTAATTTATCAGCATATTTATTTCTAATATTATTTATTTCAATAGCTGCTTTTGGAAATCCACCAACTAAAGCTTGTAATAAATAATCAGTACTTAGTATTGTGTCTTTACCTCCTGTAAATAAATAATCTAAAGCAATATCTGCATATCCGGCAGGTTGTGAATTTACATTAGCCTTAGAAGCAATATATTTTTTAACTCTATCTTTGAAGTTGTCATAGATTTGTTGTTCTTCAGGAGTAAATATTTCACCTCCTTTCCTATTAATAATTTTATCTCCCAAATAAGATATAATTTGTTCTTCAGAAGCAGGTTGACCTTCTTCACTAACTACATCTTCTTCAACAGGAGTTACTGGAGTTTCACCTGGTGTAGTAACTACTGGTTCTCTAAAGTTATCTTCAATTGCTACTTCTTTAGCTGCAACATCTTCTAATTTTTTATTAGTAAATACTTGAGTATATTCTGGAGATATAATCTTATTATATTCTTCAGTTAAAGCAATTACATTACTTTTAATTAATTCTTCTTTAGCTTTTAATTCTTGTAAATCTTTAGTACTAGATAATGTAGCTATTTGTTCTGGTGTACTAAAACCAGTAACTTCCATTTCTCTCTGTTGATTAATTTGAGCATTAAGTACTTCTTGTTTAACTGCTTCAGCTTGTTTAATATTATGATTAACTTTAGCTTTATTAGCAATAACTTCTCCAACTTGAGGTAATACAGAATGTTTTTGGTAAACTTTTTCTAAGTTCTCAATTTCTTTAATTGCTTCTTGAGCTTTAATTCTATAATCTTCACCAAACTTTTCTTTAGATGAAGGATCATTAGTAATAGATTTATATAAATTGATTAGTTGTTCAGTAGTACCATTCTTAAAAGCATCTGTAGCTTGATTAATTAATAAATCATTTTGTAATTCACTAACTTTAAACTCATCATTATTCATTGCTGCTTCTTGAATATCGTTCAATATTGTAGCAGTAGTTTTAACATTATCTAAAGTTTCTTTAATAGTAGGAACACTTTCAGATTTAGAAAGTATTTCAATATTATTTATAGATTTTTGTTGAGCTCTAAATCTTTCTTTCTGAGATTGGTAAGTATTAACTAATACAGGAGAACCATCTTCATTTAATTTAACATTTCCATCTTCATCATAAGAAGGAGAATCTTTTTGTAAATATTTTATAGCATTAGTAGCTCCTGTTTGCATAATACCACCTAAAAATCCTACAATACCTGTTTCAAATCCTTCTTTAGAAAGAACTTCGTTCACAGTATTATTAAAGTCATAAGTATATTTATTACCTTCCTTAGCACTTCTAATCGCTTCATTTTCAGCAATCATATTTACATTCTCTTCAACATATTCTTGAGAACCTTCTAATAATAATTTACCTAAGATTTGTTTTTTAGAAGCATCTTTAGCAACTTGTCTAGTTAATGCAATAGGCCTTAAGAAAGCTCCAGCACTAGTTAAGTTTAATGGTATATTAATTCTATTTATATTAATAGAATATGCAGCAGCATCAGCAGCCGCTTGTCTAGCCTTAGCGTCCATTTCCTCATCACTCATTGATGGGTTTAAGGGATCCTGAGATTGTTGTAATTTATTTAATTCAATATCATAAGATTTTTGATATACTCCCATAGCAATAGGAATACTCTCAGCTTGATTAAGCATTGCAGCATTAGTTACTGTACCAATACCTTGTACTACTTTAGAATATTTAGTTAATTGAGATAATAATTGAACACCTTTACCTAATCCTGCACCAGTGATGGCAAATGCTCCTGCTGAATCAATCAACCCTTTAGCATTATTTAACCACCATTCTCTAGAACCTAAGGTGTTATCGTTAGATTTATAGATTTTAGTAGCTCCTTCAATATCACCTTTAACCTCTTCAGCCCAGGCAGTAACAGCATTACCAACTTCATTATTTGTATTATAATAATCTTCAAAATCTAACATTGAAGCTACATTACCAATTACAGTAAATGGAATTTTAGCAATACCTCCACCAATAGCATTAGCTGCTTCAGCACCCCAACCTTGTCTTTCACCACGAAGTTGTTGTAGTTTTTCAGGAGTAATATCATTCCATGAAGTTTCTTGTGGTCTATCATATTGAGATTTACCAAAATCAGTATCTCCAAAATAACCTTTACTTCCAGTATTTAAATTATACTTTGAAGTTTTTTCATTTAAAATAGATTGAGGATCTAAATTAATATTTAAATCTAATTTATTATTATCTGGCATACTATCTTTCGTCTTTAGCTAATTTAGGTTTATATCCTGTACTAATTTGTTTTTGAATAAAGCTACTTTCCATAGCTTGTACTTCATTTAAATCCATTAATTCAACACTACCATTAGATTTATTAATTGCAATAACTTTTTCAATAGGTTTATTATTTTCAGAATCAAATCCTTGTTTTCCTATAAATACGTATTTAGGAGACCCGTCACTTAATCTTTCAGCACTATTAACTACTTGTGTAGTTTTCATGTCTTGAGTTCCATCTAAAGTGTTTTTTAAATTATCTAATAAATATTGTTGTAATTTAGGATTTTGTATATTTTGATATTGTTTAATTAAACTATTACCAATAGATGATTCTACGTTCTGTAATTGTTTAACTTCTTCTGGTTTAATTTGTCCTTTAGCATTTCTTTCAAAAGATTTAGTTAAATTCCAAGTAGGTTCAATTAATGCTTTAGAAACTTTTTCACCTAAATAAATATCATAATTTTTAGATTTTTCACCATCATTTGTAGTAATTACAAAAGTTCCTGGGTTTTCAGCATAAAAATTAATATCTTTAATTACACCATTTTCAGCAATTTTTGACTTATTTTCATCATCAATAATTTGATTAGAAGGATTACCTGTTTCAGTAATTTTAGCTGTTTCTAAAAATGGAGATTTTTTAAATCCTTCACCTTTAGAGTCTACAGTACCTAAATAATAACTTGAAATATTGTTACTTAATTCTGCTTGTAATCCTTGACCAACTTGACCATTGATTAACATATTTTTACCAACTTCAGTTATTGTTTGTTGTAATTTATCATAGTCTGTTTTACCATCTTTTAATTTAGGAATTTGAATACCTAAATTTTTAGCGGTATTATTTAATCCTGTGTAAAACTCTGTTAATTTTTGAGTATTTTCTTTAGAATTACTTTTATCAAATATAAAGACTGGAGCATTAAACAATCCTGGTCCCTTTACAGAAGTACTTTGTACTTTTGTATTATAGTCAAATTTACCATCTTTATTTAAGTTAGAACCTAATCCAAAAACATTTAAAGCATCCTTATTAGAAACTTCTCCTGGTGTTTGTACAGGTAATTCATGCATTGGTAATCTGTTAAATGAAGCCTCTTCATCTTGGTTATCTTGATTTCTAGACCACATATCAGTTAAACTAATAGAATTACCTGAAGTTTTTTCTGATCCAATTTGTTCAGAGGCTGATGAAAATAAAGCTTTAACTCCTTCATTAAGAATTTGATCATCAGATATACCAGGATTTAACTTACGAAGTTTTTTGGCAAATTGTTTACCTTCATCTGTTAATTTTAACATATCAGATACTTTATCTTTAGCAACACCCATTACTTTATTAGGAGTAATACCAGCTTGTTTACCTTTACTACCAATTTTAATACCATCAGCACCAAGTCTTTCAACGTCCCAACCTTTAATATCTTCTTTAATACCATCCATAGCTTTAGAAAATCTAGCTTCAATATCTAAAGAATCCTCCATTCCAGAATATCTAAATGGTTTTAAAGAACCATCTTCTCCAACTAATTGTTGCCCATAATAATCATCTAATAAAGGATCATATTTTCCACCTTTCTTAGTTTTATCTTCTTTATATGCTTTATAGTTTAAATAAGAATTTTCTAATTCTTGTCTATCAGGATCATTAAAAAACTGTCTTTTAACTTGCTCTAATTCCCTAGAAGCATTAGGATCACCTGCTACAATTTTATCAGTTAATCCTTGAATTACAGGATGATATTTAGCATCTAATTCTTGCTTCTTTTTAATGTTAGATAAACCTAATTGAGGGTCATGTATTGCTGGAACCTGTGACATTAAATCATTTAACTTATAAGTATCTGCGATATCAGAATCATATTTTTGTTGCATTTTAGCTCCTAAAGTTCCTATTTGTTCAAAAGGTAATGGAACATAAGAACTTACATATTGTTGTTGTTGACTAGTGTCAAAGCGATTACTTGGCATCTTATAAAGATATTAATTAATTACTGAATAACAAAACTATTTACCAGTTTTCTTTTTATTAAATCCAGATTCTTCTAGATATTTTTTAAACTGAGGATCATTATAATATTTCATCATCAACTGTAAAGTTTCTTGATCCATATTAGTCTTTTTATTATCCATCATTTGATTAGCTACATTAGAACCTAATGAACCAATAGCTTCGCCTTTACCAGATCTATTTCTAGCTCTATTCATAGCATTCGCAATAACTTCTTGTCTAGCTAATTCATTGTTATATTGACCTACAGAATTAGAAATACCAGCATTAGCATTTTGATAATCTGTATGAATTCTAGCTTTGTTAATTGTATTTTGAGCATTTAATGCAACTCTATTACTTAAATAAGTTCCAGCATTTCCACCACTTGCTCCTCTAACATTATATTCAGCTCTACGAGTTTGAGCCTCAGCATCTCTTAAAGCTGCACTAGGATCTAAATAAGTAGCTTTCATACGTTCATAAGATTCAACTTCTGGTTTATTATATCGAGATAGATTATAAATATTACCTGCATTCTGTGCTGCAAAATTACCTACTTGTCCTAAAGTATTTTTCCAATCAAACTTATTAGTATTTCTTCCACCAGAAGCATTCATTCTAGCTAATTCTGCATCATAAAGTTCTTGATCACGTTTGGACCCAACACTACTAACTTCAGAACTAGCTTGTAATTCTTCTGGAGACCATGCTGAACTAGTTACTTTATTATTTGAATTCCATCTATGTTGAGCATCTATTTTAGCTGATGAACTTTTCCATACAGATTCTAAGTCATCACCTTCTTCTTCCGGAGTCAATACTCCAAATTCATATTGAGATAGTTTTCTACCACCCATTGCAAATCCTGGTAAATAAACTTTTTTATAATCATTAAATTGTTCATCATATGTACCTTTAGTAGGATCATTTAAGTATTCAAATTTAGGTAATTGTTTATCCATTTGAACATTAGAATCTCTTACTTGAGTTCTAGTATTAAGTAAATTATTATAATTATTTAATCCTATGTCTGTAGATACACCTTTATCTTTACTTAAAGCTTTTAAATTAGGAGCTATAACTTTATTTCCTTGGTAGTTATAAAATCTAGGATCATCTCCATAAGATAACATATTACCTTCTCCACCATAAGGATACATAGGTAATTTAACACCACCCATAGGAAATTCTTGTGAAGCTTCTGAAGATTGATTTAAATTAACTCCCATCTTCTTAGCATA